ACGGTCAGCGGGTTTTTTCGTGTCTGGAGGGCATCCTTGAAGCCGACAGAGCGGTTTGAGTGGGGAATGGCCCCGGAAGATATGATTTGTCCAACGGGGGTGTTTTGTGAAGCCCACACATCGCCGAAAGGCCTAGTTGCGGTGCTTGGAACTGTCACGTATTCGCACGTTGTGCGACGCAAATTACGCTGTACCTCATGCGACACCAACTGGACACAAAACGAGTTTAAGTAAGAAGTCACACGGCCAGGAACACGCACCCAATCACATACAGAAATATTTAACGTAGGTGGGCGGTGTTTCGTGGCTGTGGTGCGAGTTTTCCACAGGAATGTGGATAAGAGTTTGGTGCGGCGGCAGGGTGACGCCCTTTATACACAACTAACTTGCCACTGCAGAAGGCAAGAGCACTGTAGGCAAAGGTTAATAGGGGACGCGGGTAACTTCTAATGGCAAACAGAACAAAACTAACACCAGCGCGTAGGGAAGAATTTCTCACAGCACTTAAAAACACCTGCAACATAACTTTGGCGGCAGAGGCAATAGGAATGTCGCGCAGTTATATGCATCAATTCAAAGCTGACGAGAAGAATGCGAATTTTTCAGCGGAATGGGACAACGCTATAGAGGAGGGCGTAGATCGGCTGGAGGCAGAGGCGCACCGCAGAGCGTTCGTCGGAGTAAATGAGCCGGTTATCTATCAGGGAAAGATGTCAACAGTAACGGACAATGCCGGAACCGAACGTCCACTCACCGTCAAGAAATATTCCGATCAATTGACCGTAGTTTTGCTGAAGGCACATAGAAAAGAAAAATATAGCGAACGGCAGGAGCTTACGGGCAAAGACGGCGGACCGATAGAGCACAAACACTCCCTCGGAGATATTCTGAATGAACTCGACGGAACCACAAAGGGATTACCAGGAGATAAAGGCGCGACTGGGGGACCAAAGGTGGCGGCTGAACAACCTCTATCACGTGAAGACGGAGAAGGGTGAGAAGGTCCCGTTTCGACTAAACGTGGCACAATGGGCTTTATTGGACGATCTGCATTACCTGAATATCATATTGAAGGCCCGGCAGTTGGGCTTTACGACATTCATTCAGATTTTCATTCTCGATGCCTGCCTGTTCAATTCGAACACTTCAGCCGGCGTTATTGCGGATACCCTGCCAAACGCTAAGCGGTTTCTGAAAGACATCATCAAGTTTGCCTATGACAACCTGCCGGACTGGCTAAGGGCAGAACGGTCATTATCCAAGGATTCGACAGAAGAGATAGAGTTCTCAAACGGGTCATCAATCCGGGTGGGAGCCTCGCTGCGTTCCGGCACCTATCAGTATTTGCACATATCTGAATACGGAAAGATATGTGCGCGGAATCCCGACAAGGCCAAGGAAATCAAGACCGGCGCCTTGAACACGATCCATGAGGGAGCGCTGGCGTGGATAGAGTCGACCGCTGAGGGGCAAAGCGGGGAATTTCACGACATGACCAGCGATGCTCAGAAGAAAGCTGATGCGGGCAAGGTTTTGACGCCGCTGGAGTTCAAGTTTCATTTCTTCCCATGGTGGAAGCATCCGAATTACCGAATGGACCCGACGCACGTTATCGTCACAGCAGAACATGAAAAGTATTTCGCTGATCTGCGCAAAAAGCACGGCATAGAGCTGGATGACGAACAAAAGGCGTGGTTCGTCCTGAAAAAGGAAACCCAGAAAGACGATATGGGGAAGGAGTTTCCTTCAACACCGGGGGAGGCATTCGCCGCGTCCATTGAGGGAGCGTATTACAAAACTGAAATGTCTCGTGTTCGCAGAGATCGGCGTATCTGCCGTATCCCGTTTGAACCGACAGTCCCGGTCAACACCTTTTGGGATCTCGGCATGAACGATGACATGACGATCTGGCTGCACCAGCGGGTCAGCAAGGAAAACAGGTTCATCGGGTACTACGAGAATTCCGGCGAGGGGCTCGCTCACTATGCGTATTGGCTGGATAATTGGGCAAAGGACCGCGAAGCGCGATTTGCCAAACACCATATGCCACATGACGTCGAAGTCAGGGAGCTAGGGTCCGGTAAGACCCGGAAGGTAACGGCAGAAAGTCTGGGTATTAAGCCTATCGTCGTGGTGCCCCGGATAGAGAATATTCTGGATGGAATCCAGATGGTGCGAAATGTTTTGCCGTCTTGCTGGTTCGATGAGGTGGAGTGCGCCGAAGGTGTGAAACATCTCGATTCATTCCGGCGAGAATGGGACGAAAAACATGGCGTCCCCAAGAACACCCCGCGTCACGATGCCGCAAGCCACGGCGAGGCCAGTTTCAGACAGTTTGCTCAAGGATATGACCACGGGGCAAAAGAACCCACTCCGGATTGGTTGAAGAGACAACAATCCGGAAATGGACGCGGTTCGTGGATGGCGCGATAAAGGACAGTTTGCATGTATGGACCTCTTCATCAGGACAAAAAGCAACTGCCACCGCAGAGATGGCAAACCATTGAACTGTTGGCTGAGCGGTTTCAGCGCGATTTCGATTCCCAACGAGGATGGGCAACAGAGGCCAAGAAGTGCGTTGAGTTCGTAGAAGGTAAGCAGTGGTCCGCCGACGACCTGAAGGTTATGGACGGAATGGGCCGGGCAGCCCTGACTTTTAACAAGATCGCTCCACTTGTGCGGTTGGTTCAGGGGTATTTCCGCAATAACAGGACGGATGAGAAGTTCCTGTCGGGATCAGATGACCTGTCCAGCGATGCGACAGCGGAAGCCATAACCAAACTGTGCAAGCAGATCAGCGAGAATAGCCAGCAACCCTATGTGGATGCGGAAGTTTTCGGTGATGGTATTACGACAGCGCGGGGATATTATGACACCCGCCTGAGCTTCGAAGAAAATATGTTGGGAGAGGCGGCGATAACGGCGCTGGACCCGTTCTCTGTCTATCCAGACAGTGACGCCTATACCTATGATCCCAATCCCGGCCCGAACAACGCCGGATGGAACAGAGTGACCACAACATCCTGGGCCAGCGTCCATGATATCACGGAGACCTACGGGGAAGACGCGGGAACGCTTATAAGGCCGCTTGTTGAAGGTGGGGGATATACCGGCCTTCCGGCCTCAGTTATTGACTACGGCGAGGAAATCACGCCCTGGCGTCGGTTTGGTGGCGAAGAAGATCAGGGGTATTACGCCGGTTTCGGTCACATGGGCGATTTTCTGCATAACATCTTTGATCATACCCGCAAAACCGTGCGCGTGATCGACATGCAGCATTATATCCGCACGAAAATGCGGATCGCCATGGACCTTGAGACGGGACTGTTCAAACCGTTCCCGGACGATTGGGAGCCGGGCCGAATACAGAAATTCTTCGACTGGGCCGCGTATAAGGCCGAAGAGAAGGGTCGCGCCAATCCAATGCGCTATGACGAGCGGGTGATGAAACGCCTGCGCTGGACCGTAGCGGTTGGCGATATTCTCGTTCATGACGACTGGTCGCCTTACAAGACAATGACCGTCATCCCCTACTTCCCCTATTTCCGTCGAGGGAAAACACGGGGCATGGTGGACGATCTGATCTCGCCGCAGGAGCAGATAAACGTTAACCGTTCCGCCAGCGTCGATATGGTCAAGCGTACAGCCAATGGCGGCTGGCAGTATAAAGAAGACGACCTGGACGAAGAGCAGGAGGCCAATTATGAACAGTTTGGCGCATCGCCGGGCTTTATGGGGAAATATAAGGGAAATAAACCCGAACAGATATTCCCGTCGCCGCCCAACCAGAAAAACGAACGCCTCGAGAATCAGGCGGCTGATGATCTGAACGATATCTCCGGACTCAATCGTGATTCCATGGGCATGGACGACAAGGTTAAATCCGGCAAGGCGATGATCGCCCGCCAACGTCAAGGCGTGTTGGGCCTTCAGACCTACATGGACAACATGAGCCGGACCCGTGAACTGGTGGGGCGCAAGAAACTTGAGCTGATCCAGAACCATTACCGTGAAGAGAGGTTGGTGCGGATTCAGGGGCAGGGTGGAAGCCTCGAAGAGTTGCGGGTTAATCAGCGGGTGAATGACCGCATCATTAACGATGTGGCCCTGGGCAAGTACACCTTGTCCTTTGATGAAACCCCGTTGTCGGCGTCATTTGTCGAGGCCCAGTTCGATGAATTGATGGAGATGATTGAGAAGGGCGTTCTGCCAATTGAGGCCGTCATGGACCTTGCCGTTGATTATTCCTCGCTTGGCAACAAGGAGGTCATTAAACAGCGCGTGCAGGGCTATATGGCGGCGAAGGGAATGCCGGTTGGAGACGCAGCGACGCCACCCGGTATGCCACCGGTTGATCAAATGTTGGGTTAAGGAGATACGGAGATGATGCGCAAAATTGAGAAATTGGGCAGGCTGCTATTACTCGCTTGGCCCCCGAAAATCTGTTTGCAGTTCCCGAATAACAGCACGGCCACATCGGTGTCTGGAAAGAGGTATGGAGCGTTTTTATGGTTGTCCGTTAGCTTGGGACACTATCACTGGAATATTTGGCCTCGGCATGTAAAGGGATTTTGGGGATCATATTATGTCAAGGAAACGCTAGAAGGAAAAAAGGTAAGAAACCCCGATGCTAAGGCAGTGAAAAAGATTAAGGCGCTCCTCCAGTCATCAAGGTCATGCAATGTCTAGATCCCCCACGATTATCCTGCCCAGTGAATTCACGCAGGACGAAGACCGCTTATTCGGTCGTACCCACAGTCTCAAGGACGAATGGCTACAGGCGCGCCTATGGGGCTGGTTTGAGCGTGAAGAGACGACAAGGGCATGGGTATGTGTCCTACGTGAGGGCGGTAAATGGAACTACTGGCAGCGCGGCGACGGCATGCCGCCACCTATCGACAAGCGAACCTATGCGCGGACCATCGTCAGCTTTCTAAACCGCGAGCTTCACTTTGACGGGGCCTGGGTCGGGGGCTGGATGGATGAAGGATGGAAGCGGTTCTATCTGCTGTGGAAAGACCGGGACGGGGATATTCAGTTTCCCATTGATACGGCGACCGATCAGAGATGGTCACAGTTTCGCCATTGGGGCGTGGATGTCTGGGGAGAACATGCAGCGTCCGCCTTATCACTTTGGCAATCGGCGCAGGAAACTCTGGAGGTTCGCCCAGATCAGCAAATGAAGTTGGCTCAGGGACAGACCAAGGCTGAAGCAAACATTCATTAGGAGATGATGATGAACACAGCAGAATTTCTTGAACAAGCCGTTGAGGTGGCGCGCAGCTATCTCAAGACCACCAAAATTCCTGCGCCGGAAGGAACGGAGTTTGAGGGATATAAGGACCCCCGGTTTCGCTCCCCTGTCATCGCTATCAAGGCACCTCATAATGGTGAGGTTATGACTAACGGTGCGAGGCTTAGCAGAACGGTAGAGTTGAATGAGAAAAACGCCATTCGATTCGGTATGACATCCGCCGATGCGCTGGTGTTCGGGGTGTACGAGAAATTGAGACTGGAGAAGAAAAATGCTTAACAAATATATTGATATCGCACTGAACCACAGCCCTCGTCATAAGGGTGATATTGCTGCCGCATTGGTTGGAGTAGAGCGTTCTGACATTTTGACAGCCGCACTTGTCGTCAAAAAGAAATGCGACGAACACCGGATTGTCGATTTTCCTAACCCGTTCCCACGGGACACGAAGACCCATGACATATGGGCCAGCGTATGGAGTCCGGTAGAGGAAACAGTTGAGCGGGCCGTGGAGACAGAGGCCAAAAAGATCGAGCTGCCGCAGGGGTTCGCCAAGCTGACAAAGGCAAAGATCGAAGCTTGGGCTCTTGAATCATTCGGGGTCAATCTGAATACCGACAACAAAAAAGCAAAGATGATTACCGATGTTGAGGCGCTGGTCGCCAACCAGTAACAGCCCCGATCATTACAGAGAATTCCAGCCGCCCAAATGATGTTCATGGGCGGTTTTTTAGTGGGGGCACCCACAACCCCGCCGCCGGGGGTTATCGGGCGCACACGGACGCTGTGACCGTCAGACCAGCACATCCCGCCGCCGGGGATAACGACCTTGTTTAAACGGGCGAAACGGAAAGCTAATCCGCAACATACAGCCACTGCCGCCGGGTGTGCCGGGCGTTACGCAATCCCAAGCGAAAGAGGAAAACCGATGAGCGAAACCACTGAAGTGACCGGAACTGAACCTCCTGTAGAACCTGAATACAAGTCTCCTGAAGATGAGGCGTTGGAAGCTGTGGAGGCCGAAATCAAGGCAGCCGAAGCGGAAAACAATGACGCGGGCGACGACAAGCAGGAACCGGCTGAGAACGCCGAACCAGTGCCGGATGATGGTGCGGAGCAGAAAGCTCCAGAAGAAGAACAAAAGGCTGAACCGACCGTTCCGTTGGCTGCGCTGCATAGTGAGCGAACAGCACGACAGGCAGCCGAAGCAGAGTTGGCGCAAGCAAGCGGCTATATTCAGGCCATGCGGGATTTGGAAACCTCAAGTTCTGCAAACCCTGAAGAACAGCCACCCACCCCAGAGCAACAGATTGAGTCATTGAGGGCCGAACAGCTCGCGGTGGCCGGTCGGTTTGACGATGGGGCGGTGACTTTCGCGGAAGCGGAAGCACAACGTCAGCAGCTTGATGATCAGATTCACGCCGTCCGTGAGCAAGGCCGACAGCCGGTTGTTGTAGAGCAGGTCCCTCAAGGACCTGATGCAGCGGTTGAAAGCAACATGAACGACCTGATTGGTCGTTTCCCAATCGTCGGGTCGCTTAATCAAAAGCAGCTCGAACCATTTGTCCAGCAAGCCTATCAGAAGGCCCAGGACGAAGGGCAGCCCATTCAGGCGAGCGCGCTGGGGACCATCCGTCTTCACACGCTTACAGCAGAACTTGCACACGATCATTATCAGAAGTTTTTCCCGGCTCCGGTCGAGGAAGCGGGTCAGCCATCGGGGGACGGCAAGGAGCTTAGCGATACCGCGAAAGCGCGTGAAGACAAACTCACGCTCGCAAATGCCCAGCCGCCCAACACCAACCAAATCGGCTCGTCTGACACAGGACCACTCGACAAGGCTGAACTTCTTTCCAAGCTTAACGGCATGGAAGAGGAAGCGCAGATCGAATTCCTGGAGAAGTCGGGCATGGCACAAACTCTCCTGAGATAGATCGCAAGACAATCTCGGGAAGAAACCCGAAAGGAAACTGTCATGTTGACAGACTTTGGCGCTGCCAGCGAACTTGATATTAGACACTGGTCGCTACTGACAGCAAAACAAGGACGAGACCATAACTTCTGGGCGTCCAATGAACTGATGGGCAAGACCACGGCGGACATGAATCGCCCTGTTCAGCGCATTACAGAACTCACTAAAATTCCGAACGGCGGCACGCAGGCCGTGCTTCCCTTGGTCACTGACCTGACCGGTGGCGGCGTCGTTGGCGATAACATCCTGGAGGGCAATGAAGAGGCGCTCTTCACCGATAGCCAGATCATCCGTATCGACCAGCTCCGAAATGGTGTCCGCTCTGCCGGTCGCATGGCGGAACAGGCAACCGTCATTCGCTTCCGGACCACAGGTCGGGAAGCCTTGGGCTTCTGGCTTGCTGACGTGTTGGACGAGTTGAGCTTCCTGACCATCGCCGGTCGGTCCTATTTGTTCAACTCCGATGGATCAGCCCGTGATGCCAGTAGCCAACTGTCGCAGCTCAGCTTCGCATCTGATGTTGTGGCGGCTTCTTCAAGCCGGGTCATTTATGGTGGGACGGCAACAAGTGAAGCGACACTGACCACAGCCCATACAATGACATGGGACCTGGTGACGAAGGCCAAGGCGTTTGCCAAGCGCAAACGTATTCGCCCGATCCGCCAGAGCGGCAAGGGTTATTACATTGTGGTGCTCTCGACCGAGCAGTGCCGGGATTTGGAAACCACGTCGGACTACAAGACCTTGACCGCTCAGGCGATGCCGCGTGGCATGAACAATCCGTTGTTCAACAATGCCAAGAAGGTCATTAACGATGTCGTTATCTACGATCATCAGAAGGTCTTCAACACGCTCGGCATGGCGGCCAGCACCAAATGGGGTTCCGGCGGCACCGTTGATGGTGCTCAGGCGATCCTCATGGGTGCCCAAGCCATGGGATGCGCGATGTTGGGTAGCTTGGATTACGCGGAGTCCGACAACACTGACTACAAGAACCGTCCCGCCATTGGCGTTGGCCGGATTTGTGGCCTCCTGAAACCTCAGTACAAGTCTCGTTATGATGGCAATTCCGTTGAAGATTACGGAACCGTCGCCATCAAAACGGCTGCTGCTGAATAATCTGGATAAGAAAGGAACTTCGCTATGAAGCGTTTTACAATCCAGCTTAACGAAACCGGCGGCGGTTTTCCGCGTGGCAAACTCATCACCGCAACAGGCGGTGTGTGCTTTGTCGCTGCGGCTGCCGGGGCAACGAAGGTAAGTTTGCAGGACAAGGATGGGGCAACCCTTTCAAATCCTGTAAGCCTGACGCAGGGCGGGTGCGAGTTCTACACGGCAAACACCGTGGAGAGCGTTGACCTCTACCTTATGGCTCCAGGCGGGCAGTTCGTTACCAAAACGACTGTTAAGCCGGGCCATCAGGATATTGAGGTTGATGTCACTGTCCGCAATCAGGTGGCGATGATCCCGTTCTCCGCAGCGGATCAGGCTGCCGACGCAACCGAAACCAGCTCCGGGTTCAGTGAACCGGCCAATGCCATGTTCACCAGCGTCGGAGCAGGGATTCGGGTGATTACTGCCGACGCAACCGAAACCGTTGATATTGGAACGGATTCTACAGCTTCTGGTGACGCCAATGGCTTCCTGTCGCTGGCTTCAGTCACAACCGCTGCCGTGGTCGCTGCCGGACCCGTGGTGACGACCGGGACAAACGAAACCTACTACGCATCGACTACTGTCGGTGCCCTGTTGGTGGATTTTGTGGCCGGTACGGACCTTGCGACGGACGTCGGCACCAATAGCCCGAAAGGACATGTGTCTGGTGACAAGTCCATCACCTACACCCTGACCACCGGGTCAGATACGGCTGAAGGCATTGCCCTTCTCCCGTACTATTTGGCGGGATAAGCGATTGGGAGCAGGGCTTCGGTCCTGCCCCCTTTTCTTTATTTCATATTCAAAATTCATTTTACCTACAACCCATTGACATGAGGAGATAAACCAGTGGAATCGAAACGGTATACAGTGGCTCAGGTCACCCTTTTGCCGGACGCTAAGGAATCGCACCAGACCCGCACGGGCTCTACGGTTGAGTTAACTAACCAGCCCACCAAAATGAGCGAAGAAGAAGCGCGAACGTTTCTGATCGACCCAGTTGCTTTCGAAGTTCTGGATGAAAAAGGCAATAAGGTTCTCGCGCCTTCACAGAAGACGGACGCCAGCGTTCAACTTGATCCAGACGAAGTGATTGCCAAGCTCCATGAGCTGACGGCGGAAGCGCTGTTTAACCGTTGTCTTCGTATTCCAGGACTTGAGGTCAAAAAGAACGCAAAGAAAGATGTGCTTATCGACGCGCTGTTGAGTGCCCCGAAAGCCCAAGCCAGCGTTGCCCGAGGGTCGGAAGGCATTGCGCCCGAGATCAATACAGATGGCATCGCTTTCAAGTCACAGGAAGAGTTGCTTGCGGGCGTAACGGTCATCGGCGCGTAAGATGACCAAGATCTTCACGGCTCTCCAGATATGTGAGCTGTCACTTCAGGAAATTGGCGCCTACTCAACGGCGGACGGAGAGGCGGACCCGGTAGAGCTGGAAAGAACGCTCCAACGGCTTGATTTGATTGTCGGGGAGCTGGCGGGAACGGAGGCGTGCTATTGGCTCAGGGCCGCGACGATAACGATCAGTCTGACCTCTGGAACGGCGTCATACAATCTCGCTACCGTTATGGGGTCGAGTAAACCGGCGGACGGCATATTGTTCCCGGTTCATGCCTTCTGTTCTGATGGAAATGGCAATGATACACCGATCAAGATACTTCGACGTGAAGAGTTTGAGGGCTTGGGCAGAAAGGCAACTTCAGGTGCGCCAGAAGCCATCTTTATCGACCGCCTTCCCGCAGAAGACGAGCAAAATATTTATGTCTATCCGGTCCCGGCAAACAGCACTCAGTCGCTAAAGCTTGTTGTCCAGGCCCATGCGCCGGACCTGACGGCCAGCAGCGGAGATGTTTCTCATTCTTTCTGGCCTGCTTGGCAACGTTATCTGGTCAAAATGACGGCGGCGGACATCGGCGGTGGACCGGTCAGACGTCTTTCAGATCGGGCTCTTAATCGGATTGAAGCTCAGGCAGCACGAAGCTTCTCGCGACTTCAAGCATCATCAAATCGTGAACACGTCGGTCCTCGTCGTGTTCAGCCGTGGGGGTAAGTGATGGCTGTTAGACAATCTTTTCCGCATTTCAACACAGCTAATCCGACGTATGCGGGAGCAACCGTCAGTTTTTATACGGTTGATGTGACTGGCGTCAAAACCACGACGCTGGCAGCGCTGTATGGTGGTGTCACGGGAGTTGACACACTTGCCAACCCTCAGAAGCTGGGAAGCGAAGGGAAGTTTATTCAGCCCGTTTATATCGACGTTGCCGTCATTGCGACAGTTAGCGGCGCGCTGTTGGCTGATCATGACACCGGGATCATCTCACCATCATGGAACTATAGGGGTGATTGGACTGCAGCTACGCTCTATTCGGTCAATGATGTCGCCCTGGATGGCGCTGCGGGCGCGAACACTAAAAATTTGTACGTTTGCAATACCCGTCATACGTCCGGAACTTTTTCCACGGATAAAGATACAAACAGCTATTGGGATTTGTTTGTGGACGCTCAGGCCGCGATGGCGTCAGCGACGACCAGCGCCACCAATGCCGCGACCAGCGCCACCAATGCGGCGACGTCCGAAACCAACGCCGCCAGTTCCGCCACGGCGGCGGCGGTTGCGGCGGCGGCAAACCTCTATTCCGCGATTGTCAACAAGGCCACCAGCTTTTCCG